TACAAAGGCACGACTTATGGATGGTAACGGAAATGCAATTTTAGTTGCAGGCTCCGTTTATTCGGCATGTCAATATTACGATGTATTCCAAAACAAAGGCTTCAAAAAATGTGCCATCATTTCATCTTACGCACCGCAAACCGGAGATTTGAGAACGGAAGCTGTCAGTGATGAAGAAGATACAGAGGTTTTCGCAAAATATGAAATTTATAATAAAATGCTCGGCGATCAGACTGTTGAAGATTTTGAAACAGAAGCAAAGCGTAAATTCATAAATGAACCTAATAATATGAAGCTCTTAATAGTTGTTGATAAACTTCTTACAGGTTTTGATGCACCTCCTTGCACTTACCTTTACATTGATAAGGCTATGCATGACCACGGATTATTCCAGGCAATATGCAGAGTTAACCGTCTTGATGGTGACAGTAAGGAATTTGGTTACATTGTTGACTATAAAGAACTTTTTGGTGATTTAGCTGATGCGATGAACAAATATACTGCAGGTGCATTTGAAGATTATGATGCTGAAGATGTTGAAGGATTGTTGAAAGACAGAAGTGAAGAAGCAAAAAAGCACTTCCTTGCAATTTTAGAGGAACTTGAGGAACTTTGTGAAGGCGTTGAAGAACCTAAAGAAGAAATTAACTATATCAGTTATTTCTGCGGTGAAAACGGAGTCGATTTAGAAAGCGACGAAGCATTTGCCAGAAGCCGTGAAAAATTATATCGTTTGGTTAATAAGCTTGTTCGTGCATTTGCGGAATTTAAGCCATTACTTTCTGATATGGGATATTCTTCGGCTGAACAGCAAAAGATTGAAAGCAGAGTAACTTTCTTTATAGAATTAAGTGAAACCATCGGTCAGGCAAGCGGAGATTTTATTGACTTGAAACAGTATGAACCTGGAATGCGTTATCTTGTTGATAACTACATTATTGCTTTTGATTCCGAGAAAATTGGCATTTTGGATGACTTCACTTTGCTTGATTTTATTTTGAAAAATGAAGAAAAATTAAAGGATGGCACCGAAGGAGAAAAAGATAGTGCTGCAGAAGCTATAGAAAACAATATTCGCCGACAAGTTGTTGAAAAGGTTGTTATCAACCCTGCATATTATTCAAAAATGTCGCAAATATTAGAACAACTGATTATTGAAAGAAAAAAGAAGGTTATTTCATATAAAGAATTGATTGAACGATATGTTGAACTTGCTAAAAATGTTTCGGAGCCGCAGAACAATGATAAATACCCTGAAAATGTGCGTTCGAGTGCTGCAATGAGAGCCTTCTATGATAACTGTGGTGAAGATGAGGAACTGGCAATGAAGCTGCATAATGCCGTTCTTACTTCGAAATTAGAAGGTTTCAGAAACAATCCAGTAAAGGAAAAGAAGATAAAAAAGGCTATCTTTAAGATTTTGAATAACCCTGAAGAAGTTGAAAGAATTTATAAGTTAATTGTAGAACAAGAGGAATATTAATGCATACTGAAATAAACGGAATATCCATCGAGATTATTAAAAAGAATATAAAAAATATGCATTTATATGTGCAACCACCCGACGGCAAAGTTCAGGTGTCTGCACCCAAGCATTTATCTGATGAAAGTATTTTTATGTTTGTTCGCACTAAAATTGGTTGGATAAGAAAACAACAGGAGAAGTTTAAGAACCAATCTCGTCAGACAGAACGTCAGTATGTTTCGGGTGAATCTTTCTATGTTTTAGGTAAGCAATATTATTTGCAGGTGGAATATAGCTACAAGGGTAATTCTCTTGTTTTATTAGGCGATAAAGCTATTCTAACTGTAAGAAAAGAAAGCACCACAAAACAACGTGAAGCTTTTGTTCGTGAATGGTATCGAGAAATACTGAAAACTGAAATCAAAAAGTATTTACCAAAATGGGAGAAGAAAACCGGATTGTATTGTGATAGTTGGCAGACAAAGTACATGACCACCCGTTGGGGAACTTGCAACACAAATACTAAAAAGATATGGTTTAATCTTCAACTTGCAAAGAAGCCGGTGGAATGTATTGAATATATCATTCTCCACGAACTTGCTCACTTGAAAGTGAAGAATCACGGAAATGATTTTGTTGCACTTTTGGATAGCTATATGCCATATTGGCGAGAAACAAAAAAGAAACTTAATGAGCTAATACTCGACTATATGTAATCTAAGCCTATTGATTACCGTAAAATTGATACAATTTTAGCACAAAAAAAAGACCGATTTTCGGCAGTATATGAGGCTAAAAACCCTTGATTTATTGCGGATTGTACGGTAATATGTGATACGATAAACAATGGATGGAGGGCTTTAAATGGAAAGAAAAATCACGGTAATCAAGCCTAAAAAAGAATTGGTTATCAACCGTAAAAAGGTATGTGCCTATGCTCGTGTTTCATCGGGTAAGGATGCAATGCTGCATTCACTTTCAGCACAAATAAGCTACTACAGCAGTTACATTCAAAAACACGGAGAGTGGCAGTTCTGTGGGGTTTATGCAGATGAAGCGGTTACTGGAACAAAGGGTAAAAGACCGGAATTTCAAAGAATGATTGCAGATTGCAAGGTAGGGAAAATTGATATGATAATTACCAAATCAATCAGCCGATTTGCAAGAAATACAGTGACCTTACTTGAAACGGTGCGTATGCTGAAGGAACTGAGTGTTGATGTATACTTTGAAGAACAGAATATTCATACAATGAGCGGGGATGGTGAGCTTATGCTTACCGTCCTCGCTTCTTTTGCACAGGCAGAAAGCCTGTCTGTATCGGAAAACTGTAAATGGAGGATACGAAACGATTTCAAACAAGGGATAATGCCAATGAGCCTCAAGAAGCTGTACGGATATATACGAACAGAGGATGGAGGTTTTGAAATCGTAGAGGAAGAAGCAGAGGTTATCAGATATATAGTTGAAAGATATATGGACGGGCTTGGCTTTGAGAAAATAGCAAAGGAGTTGAATCAAAAAGCAATAAAAGCTCCGTGTGGCGAAAGGTGGCATCTATCATCTGTTAGACGAATCTTAATAAATGAAAAACATATGGGAGACCTTTTGCTTCAAAAAAGCTTTAAGGTAGACCATATCAGTAAAAAACAAGTGATGAATAAAGGTCAGCTTCCAAAGTATTATGTAGAGGATAATCATCCGGCGATTATTCAAAGAAATGTGTTCGAAGCTATCCAATCCGAAATTGCAAAACGAGCAGAGAAAAATAAACCAAACAACAGAGGCAATAACTATCCATTTTCCAAAATGATACGATGCGAAAACTGCGGAGCACATTACAGAAGGAAGGTTAGCCATCCGGGGAATAAGTACAGACGAGTATTTTGGAATTGTGTAACCTATCTTAAAGACGGAAAGGATGCCTGTCATGCAAAGCAAATACCTGAAGAAGAGTTATACAGACTTTCTTGTGAGGTTCTTGAAATGAAAAGCTTTGATAATGACATATTTAAAGATAATATAAGAGAGATAACAATTCCTGAATGGAATAAAGTCACATTTGTATTTTTTAACGGTACAGCAATTACAAAAGATTGGCAGGATAAAAGCCGTAAATGGACGGATGAAATGAAAGCTGAAAACTATGAAGCCTTAAGGAGGAACAGAAAATGAATGTGAGAGTTATTCCGGCAATACCTAAATTCGCAGTAGTAGAAGACACTGTAATAAAAAAGAAACGGGTTGCAGCCTATGCGAGAGTATCAACCGACAGCGAAGAACAGCAGACGAGTTATGAAGCTCAAATTGATTACTACACAAAATACATAAAGGAAAAGGATGAATGGTCATTCGTAAAAGTGTTCACCGATGAAGGTATATCGGCAACAAATACTAAGAAACGAGATGGCTTTAATGATATGATAAAAAGAGCCTTAAATGGTGAAATTGACCTTATCATAACAAAATCTGTTTCAAGATTTGCAAGAAATACTGTGGATACATTAACTACGATACGAAGTCTCAAAGAAAAGGGTGTGGAGGTATTCTTTGAAAAGGAGAATATTTATACCCTTGACAGTAAAGGAGAATTGCTAATCACCATAATCGGCTCTTTAGCCCAAGAAGAAAGCAGAAGTATTTCGGAGAATGTAACCTGGGGGCAAAGAAAAAGGTTTGCAGACGGAAAGATAAGTCTTCCGTATAAGCATTTTCTCGGTTACGAAAAAGGTGAGAACGGATATCCCAAAATCGTAGAAAAGGAAGCAAGGATTATAAGAGAAATATATGATATGTTCTACTTTAAAGGTAAAACACCGACCAATATTGCGAAATATCTCACAGAGAAAAATATACCCACACCCGCCGGAAAGGAAGTGTGGCAGGGAAGCACTATTGAAAGTATACTTACAAATGAGAAGTACAAAGGTGATGCCCTTCTTCAGAAAACCTTTACAGTGGATTTCCTCACGAAAAAGAAAAAGGTAAATGAGGGTGAAATTCAGCAGTATTACATTGAGGGTAGTCATCCGGCAATAATATCTCCTGAATTTTTTGACCTTGTGCAGATAGAACTTGAAAAGAGAAAAGGACAGAAACGGAGTACAGCCGGAGTTTTTGCAAGTATGCTAATTTGCGGAGACTGCGGTAATTTTTACGGCAGTAAAGTATGGCACAGTAATTCCAAATACAAACGAACCATATGGCAGTGTAACAGGAAATTCAAAAACAAAGATAAATGCACAACACCGCATTTTACAGAGGAACAG